ACTTCGCGCACGGTGGCAACCTGACGGCCGTCGAAGTGAAGAAAAACGGCATTGTCATTTGGGACAACGTGCCGGTTGCGGTCAATTCGTTTTGGGCTGGCGAGTATCAGAAAACCGCTCAGACGAACCTGTACAGCTATGACCCGTGCGCGGACAACAACTACGCGAACGCGGTCAAGACGGCTGATGCAACCTCGCTGGAGTTCAACCTGACTTTCAGCGCGGCCGATACGGTCACGGCGGTGGTTGAGGTGCTGGATCTGCTCGGCAACATGTAAAGCCGGGAGCGGGCGCCGCGCGCCGCGCGGCGTCTTCACACACTCTTTCGGGGATTTACATGGATGGCATTTTTGATCCTGCGGCGTATGGCGTAAGCGACAACCCGCAGTATTCGTTTTCGATCGGTCCGCAGAACGACGGCACGTATAACACCCCGGTGACGGCTCTGCCGATCAATCAGGCGGTCGATACCGGCACCGGTTCGAGCGTCGGCCAGTACGCACCGTCGGTGTTCGCGCTGCTCAATAACGGGCTGTCGGCGTTCACATCGATCTACAACACCAACGCGATGCTGGATTACAAGCGCTATGAAGCCACGCAGGGCGGCATCTATGCGCAGGGCCAAGCGGCCAGCGGCATCGCGCAGGCGCAGATTGCGGCCGTCAACAGCAACAAGATGCTGATGATCTTGGGTTTGTTCGCCGTGATGGCGCTCGCTATCCACAAGGGGTGATTCTGTGGATCCGATGACAACCTATGCGCTAATCGGCGCGGCGTCGAATGTGCTCGGCAAGGCGGCAGCACCGGCACAACCGGGCATGGCGATTGGATACGGCGGGGCGTCGGGCGGATCGCTGGATTTCTCGGGCTGGACGGTTTCAACCGGCGGCAATGGCGGCACCTCAAGCGCAGTCGGCGCGCCGCATCCAGTCACCAACACATCGACCCCAGGTGGTTTTGATATTGGAACGCTCGCGCTCTACGGTCTGATCGCGGTGGTCGTCATTCGCGTGATGGGGAAATAAATGGGCCTTTTCGGCGGTGGTAACTCATCACAAAGCACGACGAACCTGTCTCAGACACAGACACAGGATCGGCGGGTAGTCGCGGACGGCGGATCAACGGTGCTCAACACCGACAATTCGAACGTCGGCATCACGCAAATCAGCAACACGACCGACTTCGGCGCGATCAGCGCGGCGCTTCAATCGATGTTGCAAGCGGTCGGCCTGTCGTCGCAGACAGCCAACGCGGCGTCGCTGTACGGCGCGCAGTCGTCCCAATACGCGGTCGGGACGATCGGCAATGTTGCCGATACGGTCGCGGGCGTGTCCTCCCACTTGGGTGACGTGGGGCTGTCGATGCTGCAAGCCAATACGGCGCTCACGAATTCGCTGGCGACGAAGGTGCTCGACACTGGTTCGCAAGACCTCGCGGTCAATACGGCGCTCACGAATTCGCTGGCGAACGGATCGAACAATCTCGTCACACATGTGCTCGACGTGGCGAGCGGCCTGTATCGGGACGCGGCGAGCGGCCAGCAGCAAACGACGCAGATTGCGGCGGACCTCGCGAAGACACAGGTGGCGGCACAGAACGACAACCGCTATCTGATCGCGGCGGGGCTCGCGGTGATCGGCATCGTCGGCGTGATGGCGTTCAAGGGGAAAGCGTAATGCAAATTTTCGATATCACGGTCCCGGCAAATGCGCCGTTCGTCGTGCATGCGGCCGGCCGTTACATCAAATATGTCGCCGGTTCAAACGGTGGCGGTGATCCGGGCCTGATGCTCACGCCGGGCATGCAAGGCGGCACCAAGGTGCTATTGCAACCCGGCCAAGCGTACCGGATCGATGACGCGGCCAGCGTGCCGGATTCGTGGACCGTCGCGAACTACGCAGGCGGGGCAACGATCGTCGGCAAGGTGGTGATCGGGAACGGCAAGATTGACGATTCGACGGTGCAAGGCGTGGTGCAGGTGGTCGATGGTGGCAAGACTCGAACGATCGCGAACGCAGCGTTTTCGTCGGCCAACAGCGCAGGCGCCACGCCAGCGGTTTGGGGCACGACGGAGCTGTACAACCCGGTCGGCTCGGGCGTGCGCGCGGTGATTTCGAAAATCTATATCGGCTCGTCTACCGCGCAACCGATGGCGATCGGCTTGACGCCAACGGATTTAGGCGCGAACGGATTTCCAACGCCGAAGCTGGCGGGCGGCGCCAACGGCAAGGTGAAGGCGTATCAGGGCACGCAGGGCACGTTGCCTGCCGGGTTTAAGTACGCATTTTCGATGCAGCTTCAGGCGGCGCAGACGCAGGTGATTACACCGACTGAGCCACTCGTTCTGCCGCCCGGATACGGCTTGGCAGTTCAGAACGTCGCCGTCAATGCGGACCTGAACACGACGATTGAGTTTTACGAAGAGCCAAACATATGAAAACGCCGGGCGCCTTGTATGTGGTCGCGGCGGCCACGCTCGGCGCGGCGGCCTATGTTTGGTGGGCGAATAGCAACACGGCAATCAGCCAGGACAACAGCGGCACGGACCCTTACGCGGCGGACCTCAGCGGGACAGATAGCGGATCCGACACGAACTGGATCGACTTCACGGACATTGGATCGAGCATGAGCAACCTTTTTACTTCAGTCGCACAAGCGGTCAATGATCCGAACGTGCAAGCGTTCCTCGCGATGATCCGCAGGGGCGAGGGCACGACGGGCCCGAACGGCTACCGCACGCTTTACGGCGGGTCGCTGTTCGACAGCTACGCAAGTCATCCGAACCGGGCGATTACGGCGGGCGGCATCACCTCGACGGCCGCCGGTGCGTATCAAATCCTGTCGCGCACATGGGGAGAGATTGCGGCGCTCTACGGCCTGACCGACTTCACCCCGGCATCGCAAGACATTGCGGCCGTCGCGCTGATCAAGCGGCGCGGCGCGCTCGCGGACGTGCAGGCGGGCCGGTGGGAAAGCGCAATCGCGAAGTGCGCGAAAGAGTGGGCCAGCCTGCCGGGTTCGCCGTACGGGCAACCGACGATTTCAATGACAACCGCGCTGCAAGTGATCGCGGCAAACGGCGGGGTGACGGCATGAAAGACAAGCAAGGTTTGATTTTGGTCGCGGGCGCGGCGCTCGTGTTGCTGATGGTAGTGAGGAAATCTACGAGCCAAGCAACCGGCGCGGCGCCCGCCAGCGGCCAAGGTGCGATTGGCGCGGCGGCGGGCGGCTTCTGGGGCAACGTGATCAACAACATGGCGGGCGGTGCCAAGGCGGGCGCTCCCATGAGTACGGCGGGCCAGTACTACATGCCGTCGCTGCTCGGAATCTCGGAATTCGGCAACGGCACGTTTTCCGATGGCGTCACGTACACCGACCCCGGCCAAGTTGCCTACAACAGCAACACCGGGCAAGTCACTGAATCGCCGTTCTCGGGCATGTACAACATGTTCGCCCCGGCCACGTACGGGTTTTGACCATGAAAATTCAATACTTCCTCGCGCTGGCGGTAGTGCTGGTCTATTTCGATAAGCGCAACCGCGCACGCACGGCGCAAAGCCCAGTAGACGCGATGTACTCGGCTGAGGCATCGCAATTCGGCCAGATGAACGGCACGAATTTCACGCGTTCGATGTGGGACGCGGCGAGCGGTCAACCGACCTACATGTTTGGCGCGATTGACGCGCCGGGCGGCGCCGCGACGATGGGTAATTTCGCGAACGATGGCGTGGCGATGGTAGGGCACCTCGCATGAAGGCTAAGACTGGACTGCTTCTGTTTGGCGGGGCGGCCGTGCTGGTCGCGCTCGCGGCGTGGCGGGTCAAGTCGGCGGCATCGGCGGCCGGATCCGCGATCAGCGGCGTGGCGGGCGCCGGATGGGTCGCGATGAATAACCCGGTATGGGATGCATCGATACCCGGTGCGAGCGTCGCCAATGCGATCGTCGCGGCACCGGCCAATACGATCGACGCGCTGTCATTCGGGACCATTGGCGGCACCGGTAACGGCAGCGGGGGCGTGATCGATACGCTCAAGGCGGGCCCGTTTGGCGGGCTGGTCGGCATCTTGTCTGGTGATGGCAACACGAATTTTTTTGGACCGGCACCGGCGGCGGGGCTGGATTTTGGCAACGGCACAGGAAACTGGTGAACCCATGAAAGCATTTTTGGCAAGACTTCAGGAACCCTCTACGCACGCGGCGCTCGCGACACTGGCGCCGATCGTCGGCGCGACCGCGATCGGCCTTGGTGCGGATCCGGCGGTGCTGTCGGCGGCTAGTGCGGCGGCTTCGAGCGTGTTCGCGCTGCTCGGCGTGTTCCTGAAGGAAGGCGCGTAAATGGACGCGGCGCTGCTCTGGCAGATCGGCGGACAAGTCGCGGCGGCGCTGATCGCATACGGCGCAGTGCGCGCGGATCTACGCAACATGAAAGAGCGCTTAGGCGCACTCGAAAACCGTTTCAACGCTCACATCGATAAGGGGCTGACACATGGCAACTCGTAAGCGCAAGACCGCCCACAAGGCAAAGAGCAAGACCCATCACAAGACCCCGGCACGCAGCAAGGTGACGGGCCGTTTTCTCAAGAAATAAGGACTGAACATGCCTAACATCAATTGGAAGTCGGCCGCCATTGGCGCCGCAGCGATGTACGCGTTCCTGTACTTTCGAGCCAAGAAAGTGCAAGTCGCATCCAGCTAATCACCTGGCTGATTGCGTGACAAAAAAGGCACCTCGCGGGGTGCCTTTTTTCATGGGTGCCACGACTGGCGCGCGGCTTCGACCAGTGGTCCCGACTTCGGACAATCGGCGTCTTGGTACGCGGGATGACCAACGGACCAACCCGCCAAGCGCTCTAGTTCTTCGCGGGACTGTCCGCCGGACTGGATCCAAGCGGCGCGCCAAAGCGCCTTTGTCTCGTCGTCGCTGGCGCGCTCGTATTGGGCGGCGGCGATGACCTCAAGCGGATTAACGCCAAGGATGTTGGCGACCTTTACGGCGATGGTCGGATCGAAGGTCTTTGATCCGGTGCGCCAACGGCTGACCCCGCCAGTGGTGACGCGCAAAAGCTTAGACGCGGCGTAGTCGGAATCCACACCGGCGGCACGTTTCAGTTCGTCAAGGTATTGCAATGTTGTTTTCATATTACCTGACCCAAATAAAGAGATTGACAACCCCCAATGCACACACTAACGCAATACGTTGTCGCAAAAAAGGTACTGGCGGGGATAGCCTAACTTCCGGCGTGAGGGTATATTCCGTTCTGCCGGTGCGCGGTAAAGCGCGATGACCCCCGCGTAAAGGCCTGATCCGCCTTTAGAGCGCACCGGCACCTACCAAAAAAACGGGGTCAACTAGGGGAAAACCATGATTCGTCCGTCGTTACAAATTCGTCATTCCGCAATCGGTGGTTACACAGTCGCTAGTTCGTTTGAGCGTCGCGCTCGCGTGCTGGCGTCGATTCGCCGTGTTCTGGACTGGGTGGTGATCGCATGAGCGCATATCAAGCCGGGCGGGCCGCTTTCGAAGCAGGCGTGGAATTGAGCGGCAACCCCTACGAACTAATGTCGCCGGAATGGCATGAATGGCAACGGGGATGGACTGACGCACAAGAGGGCGAGCTATGAGCATTTTCGATTGGGCGAGCGTGATCGTGCTGGCGGTAGTGGTGATCGGGGCGTGTTACCTGTCGCCGCCGATCGAAGGCGGGGACAACAGCCAATGACCGAACCTCTTTTCCTCATTTTCTGCGGCATCGGCATAGGCGCTTCGGGCGTCGCGCTGGCGGTGCTCGGGGCAATCGCGGCGCTTCCGATCTATGAACACCGACAGCCGAAGTGAAGGCGCCGAAGACGTGTCATGGACCTATGTGCCGGGTTCCATAGGTCGCGCTCTAGTGTGCGCGGTGCCGTGGGCGCCACGCGCAACCCCGGCAAGCGACAAGGCGAGGGCCGAAGCGATGACAGCACTGAACAAGATTCTTTCGAAGTACCGCCAGCGGCCAATGCGCGCGCCGGTAAGCAAGGCGGAATTCAACGAGGCGCGCGATAACTTCTGGAGTAGCAAAAATGCAAGCTTGGGATTCGTTTCTGGTAAAGGCGGAAGCCGATAGCCCCTACGCGGGCACGGCCGGTTGCGTAGTCGCGATCGATCGCGCGGCGGGCACGGTCACTGGTCGGATGGACAAGGACGGCGCAACGGTGACGTTCGTTTCCCCCGATCACGATCTTCAACGTCTGGGCTGATCGACCATGCTGCTAAACACGTTTCGCGCCGGTGATCGCGTGATGGTCACGGCAACGGATGAAACCTACGCCTACATCGACGGCTGGCGCGGTCGTGTTGGCTCGTCGGAAGGCGTGCCGAGCGGCCATGTGCGCATCGAAGTGCCGGACGAAGGCATCACGAAAATGTTTTTCGTGCCGGTCAATCAAGTCGCGCTGATGGTGGGCCGCTGATGATCCGCGAATCAAACGAAGCTTGGGCCGTTCGCCAAGTCGCTGAACTTCCCCCGCGCTGGCGCGGGCGGTTGCTCGGCAACTGGCGCGCGGCCTGCGCGGCGTTTGATTCGCGCATTGTCACGGGCGAGGGTGATGCACTCAGGCGCGCCAATGCGGGGCTGGTTTCCGCGCTGGAAAGCCTGAGTACAGCACCTTTGGCGCTCGACGCATCGGATATCGATGTATGCGCGGCGGCGGCCAAGCACGCCGACGAATGTCGCCGGGCGGCCGAAGAAACGCAACACCTGCCGCGCGACGCGCAGCGCGCCGCGCTCGTGGACATGTGCGAGGCGGTCGGCATCGCGGCGCCGGGCGCGAAAGAGTACGGCGATGACTCCGCGATTCTGCGGATGACCTGCCCCCTGTGGTGGCGTCGCCAGTTGCGCCGGGCGCAAGCGCGCGCGGTCGAAGGATCCGCGATTGCACTCGGCTATGTGAATAAGGGCGCGGACTGCTACGTATCGGATGAATCGGTACAGCACCGGATCCAGCAGAACGCGCGCAATCTCGCGATGCTCGAAGCGACCATCGCGCGCAACGAACATGGACAGGAATTTACCCTGGCTGAACTCGCGGCGAAAAGCCCGGCCAACGCGGGCATAAAGCGCGCGGAATTGATGACCCGGATCAATGGGTTCGAGCGGATCGCGGTCGACATGCGCCACGCGGGCGTGTTCTTCACGCTCACGGCACCGTCGCGCATGCACGCGTATCGCACGGTGGCGGGCGGCAAGGTCGCACGCAACCGGCATTACGACGGCACCAAGCCGAACGAAGCGCAGGCGTATCACACCAAGACGTGGGCGCGGATCCGCGCGGCGCTCGCGCGTCGCGGGGTGAGTATTTACGGGTTTCGCATTGCCGAACCGAACCACGACGGCACCCCGCATTGGCATTGCCTGATTTTCTGCAAGCCGGGCGCGATGGACCTTCTGAAAAGCACGGTCTACCGCTATGCGCTCGCGGTCGATGGCATGGAACCGGGTGCGCGCAAACATCGCGTGGACTGGAAGCCGATGGATCCGGCCAAGGGCACGGCCGCCGGGTACATCGCGAAGTACGTCGCCAAAAACATCGACGGGCATCGGCTGGAAAAAGACCTGTACGGCAATGACGCCATTGAAACGTCGCAACGCGTCGAGGCGTGGGCCACGCGCTGGCGGATCCGCCAGTTTCAGCAGATCGGCGGTCCGCCGGTCACGGTCTGGCGCGAACTGCGGCGCGTGGAAAGCGTGCCGGCCGATGCACCGCGCTTTGTGCTCGACGCTCACAACGCGGTCAACAAGGTCGCGGTGATCGAGGGGCGCGATAACGCTTCGGTTGCATGGGACCGATACGTTAAGGCGCAAGGCGGGGTGTTCTGCGGTCGCGCCTATCGCGTTCGCCTTGCTACGGTCGCGGCCGAAGGCACGACGCGTTACGGCGAGGAACGCGCGCCGAAGGTGATCGGCATCACGTTCAACGAGGAATACAAGGTGCGGGACGCGCTAGGCAATTGGACCGACGTGCGCCAGATGGAAACCATCGTTGAGTCGAAGCGGTTCGAGTGGGAAATTTTGCGCACCTCGAGCTCGTCATTTCCGCAGGAAGTGGGAGCGGTGCGCGGTTTTGGTTTGGATTTTGGGTTTGAGCGCGGTTTCATCGCGCCTTGGACCTGTGTCAATAACTGTACGGGGACGGACGATGAACGCGCAGAGAGTCGCGGAACTGAGGGAATTAGCCAGAAGGGCACGAATCGAGGCGGATCTACTGCCCCAGTTCGTGAAGCTGGCGGGACAAAAACAGATGCAGTTGCTTATCCAAATCATTGAAAAAATCGAGGGCCTTTAAGACCATGAAAACGCGCGCAAAAAAATCGATCATCGGCCACACCACGTGCATGTGCTGCGGCAAAGAGATTCCCGCCAAGCAAAGCGAAACGGGCACGCTCGACGTGTCGTGTCAGTGGTGCGATCTGCCGACGTATGCGAAGGCGGGAACCGAAGCACACCGGCGGCTGATGGAACGCGTCACGCGCACGCTCAACGCACCGGCGCCGAGCGTCGAAGTGATCGAGATTGGCGACGTACCGACAGCGGCGCCGCAGTCGGCCGTCAAGCCTGCGGCGCGCGCCGCGCGCACGTTCTTTGATCTGTCAGGGGCGCGGTAATGGGCGTGATCGAAAAGAACCTGCCGGATCCGGCCGCCGCGGCGAATTTCGCGGCGCTCGGCGGGATGGCGAGCGACATTGACGGGCTCGCGCATGAGGCGATCAATCCGGGCGCCGCGCAGGCGGCGGCGGAAGCGGCGGCGGCCGCGCCGGACTACTTCACTGAGGCGCGCGGCACGGTCGAATTTTTCGGCGCGATGCTCGACGGCTATGCGCCGGGCGCCGGGTTCAAGCCGGATGAAGTCACGCGCATGGCAGCGGCGGTCGCGCCGGTGATGGAGAAGTACTCCTTCACGCTTGGCGCCATGCCGTGCGAACTGGTGGCGCTGATCGTGTGCGGGCCGGTGCTTTACAGCTCGGCCAAGGTGGTCGCGGCCAAGCTGCGGACCGATCAGGCGGAAGCGGCGCGTGAGGCGCGCGGCCTAGCGGATCCGAACACGGTGCGCGGCCAGCAGGCGGCGCCGCAGGCGGGCCCGCAGGCGTCGGTAGATGCCAACGCAGCAAGGAAGCTTGACGAAGCCGTGGCGGGCCTTCCTGTCTATCCGGGCATGTGATGGACGTAAGCGCGAAAGCCCATATCGAGGCGGTGCTCGGATCGAGCGGTTCGGGCAAGTCGTCTTACGTGAAGTCGCAGATTCGCAAGGCGCGGCCCAAACGGCTGATGGTGTTTGATCCGGAAGAGGAATGGACCGAATTTGGCCGGCCGTTTTCGAACCTGCAGGAGGTGATCGCGGCCTGCGTCGCGGCCGGGCCTGCCGGGCCGTTGAAAGTCGTGTTCGTGCCGTCGCCGGACCCATCAACCGCCGTGAAGCAATTCGACGTCTTCTGTCGGATTGCGTTCCAGGCTGAACGTGTGACGTTCGTGGTCGATGAACTCAAGCTCGTCACCTCGGCGTCGCGCTCGCCGGTCGGATGGGGAATGCTGACTGGGCGCGGGCGCAAGCGCGGGATTGTGATCTACGGGCTATCGCAACGGCCGGCATCGATCGACAAGGATTTTCTCGGCAATTGCAATTTCGTCCGAACCGGGCGCTTGACCTATGCCGAAGACCAAAAAGCGGTCGGCCGCGTGCTCGGGGTGCCGGAAGCGGATATCGGAAGCCTGCCGGACCTTGGCTGGATCCGAAAGGACATGGCGAGCGGGGAGACCAAGCGCGGCACGGTTAAATTCTGATCGCGTTCTATGGCTCGCGTCTCATAGGCACCGGCAACCCCGGTGCTTTTTTTTCGTCCGAAATATAAAAATATTTTCGTCATCGGGCGGGGTGCGTGTCGCGTTCTATGGGGCGCGTTCCATAGGTCGCGCATTCGTGGTTTTCGAGGGGAGGGCGGCACACTGCGGCTCATTCAAACCGGGCCGCATGGGCGGCCGAATCTCTCGGAGTCCATCACCATGAATTCGTACGTCAAGGCCTATCTGACCTTTCTGGCTTTCCAAGCTGTCACGCGCGTGGTCGTCCGACCGATCGCCGTGTCGCTGAACGTGCCGCTGATCACGACCATCGTCGGCTAATCGCCGTCCCTAGACCAACACCTAAACTTTCAAGGGGCGCGAATGCTGCTCGTCAAAAATATTCCGTTTAACAACGTCGTCGCTTCGGGCATGGCCACCGTCAATCTGCCGATCGGCATGAGCTACAACAAGATCATTCTTGCGCTCGGCGGCGGCTCGTTCACCAAGTCGATGATCACGCAAATCAACGTCAAGGTGAATGGCAAGATCATTTATCAGGCGATCGGCTCGCGTCTGGATCTGATCAACCAGTATCGCGGCCTGTCGGCGGCGGCCGGTTTCCTCACGCTCGACTTCACGGAACCGCGTGCCAAGTCGATGATTGAACAGTACGTCGGCAACATCAACACGGCTTCGGGCGTGTCGTCGCTGACCGTCGAAGTGACGATCGCGGGCGCAACGACCCCGACACTCGACAGCTACGCCGAACTCGGACCCCCGCAACCGCTCGGCGTGCTCGCGAAGCACATTCCGTTCACGGGTTCGTATGCGGCATCGGGCAAATTCCCGATGAAGCTGATCGACATCACGAACCGTGGCGGCATCATCAAGCGCGTTCACTTCGCGCACGGTGGCAACCTGACGGCCGTCGAAGTGAAGAAAAACGGCATTGTCATTTGGGACAACGTGCCGGTTGCGGTCAATTCGTTTTGGGCTGGCGAGTATCAGAAAACCGCTCAGACGAA